CGGCCTCCTTGGCTTGATCGTTTAATACCTGTATTAACGTGTCGTACATAGTTCTATCGAGATCCAATATCGCTTGAGGCGCGACCCCGAGCCGTATAGATAACTGGGCTATCTGGTACGTTCGGGTATCGCGCCCTAGCTTAAAGGTTGCTCATCGTATAAAACGTTCACCTCTTTTAACGTATCGAGGAACTCAACGCCGAACATCTTTACGGTCTCGCCGGATGCCTTAAGACACTCCCAAGCCAGGTAGTAGAGATCGCCCTGCTTTTCATCCTCGCGAAAGGCTTTATGAAAACCTTTCTTTGTATGTAGCTCGAACAGGTACTCAATACGCGGCGTAATGTCGTGCTCACTAACCTCGCCTGTAGCCCTTGTTATTTTGAGTCTGTACATAGTGTGCCCCTTGTCTGGTTGGTTATACGGTTGTGTCTACAACGATTGGAGAGTTGCAGGTAAAAGTGATCGACTGGGTTGAGATATCTCCGACGGCGCCGTTGATGTCTGTGGTGTTGTTTACCAGAATCGTTGTCTGATATTCCGGATTGGTTGCCGAGATAGTTGCGCTTGTTTGCTTTAGCGTTAGAGGCACTGTAGTACCCCAGGCACCTTGCAAAGTCTGCAGAACTTCGGAAGTAGCGGTGTCGTTTAGGAAGTCCAAAGTTACTGTTGAAGTCTCCAGTCCCTTTGTAAATTTCCGACTCTGATCTCCCATCGCTGTGACTTCGAGCTCCTCAAAGACTCGGTTAATTGTTGCGCTTGTTACGTGATCGGAAAGGTCTACCGAGTTAAGGGTTACGACCACTCCATTTGATAAGAATACGGCCATCGCCTATTCCTCGCTTTCGGTTGTTGGTGTTGGTGTTGGTGTCTTTGCTTTTGCTACTTTGACCGGTTCAGGCTCGTCTACGATCTGCCCGATCTTTCGCAAAAACTTTAGATCGTCCTCTGTGTATGCCATTGTCAGCTCCAGCTCGTGAGTATTGAGATATTGAAATCGGCAGTTAGCAACGATCCACTTTGTACCTCGAGTACTGATGGAGCCGACATACTGCCAATATTCATAACGATATTTGATGAGGCTAATTTATTAAACACAGCAACCGCCAAGGTTTCGATACCGTTAAGGTTGCCCTGGTTATCGAACATCGGTACCGTCATAATAATTTTTAGGTTAGCAAGCGGCGCAATAGTCGCGTATGTATTGTTACTTGGCGTAATGTAATTATCCGCCGGCGCCACGATTACAGAGTTGGCCGTGATTGTTGGCGGTGGAAAACTAAAGGTATTCCAAGCGTTCGGATTAGCCAAAGCGGCGGCTACCGTAGCTCGTAGGGTTGTAATGGGTGCGGTCATCAGCTACCCGATCATACTGTTTGGATTTTGGTAACCTGCTATGAGGCCTCTGATCTTGCCGATCATTGAATTACCCATACGGTACGGTGAGGGACTGAATCCATCGATTGATACGCCGCCGGTCTGTGATACCTGGCGAGCTTGAAATATGTCTACAGCCAGAATCATCGCGGCCTCGCGTACGGCCGGCGTATTGGCATATGCCTGGGTCTTTGTATCCACACCCTCGGCCTTGCCGTATGGAAGGACCCGGCTAAAGTTAATATTGGCGTTTGTCTTGGAGAATTGGATGAAGCTATAACCGGCCGGCCAGTTCCACGTGTAGTTATTCCAAGCGATCGATGGAATTAGATTAATAGTTCCGGCGCTCCAAGGCATCGTTCCCGTGATTGTGTACGTACCGTTAAAGGTTGAGCCGCATCCACTCAAGGTTACAGATTGACCGGTTGTAAAGATAGCCGGGTTAGCGATCATTACTGTTGCCACATTATTCTGCAAATTCGTACCTACAACCGGCGCGGAATCAAACCATAAAAACTGATTTAGGAGATCCTGGGCAGTTTGGCAGCACGTCTCAACAATATCTGACGAATAAAGTGCATCGATTCCAAGGTTGGCTCTTAGCTCTGCCTCGGTGACGTACGTTGCCGGCACAATGATCTCCTTAGTTAAAAAGGCCGGTAGGGCTCAAAGGGCTAAGAGCCCTACCGACTATTAGGGTTTGCTTATGTCAAGTTAAAGCGAGAAATACCGTTAGGCATCTTGATAATCGTGGCCATAAATCCATAGATCGCGATCTGGACCTGGAGATTACTTACCACGTTCACGCTCATATAAGCCTGTGGTGACTCGTAAACTGTCATAGCTTCTGGCGCAATAATGTACGCAGAGTTATCAACCACTGTTGAAGGTAGCTGATGATCAACGTACAGATCGAGACCGAGGACGTTGCCCTTGATGCTCGTAGGATTTGCCTGACCTGCCGCGTTATATGTCTGTGATACGGCGTTATAAATTGGTCGTCCGGTGGTATCGGTAGCGCCCATCAATAGGCTCCACATTCCTGGACCAGCTACGAAGTTCTTAGCAAAGTAGCTTGAGTTCTTGTAGATATTAGCTGCTTCCTTAGATACGAAGCCGATGATTCCATCTGAGTCTGCATCTTGAGCATCTGCCTGGTCTGTACCAGCGTTAATCGCTGTGATAACCGCAGCGTCTGTTGCTAGCAAGTAAGCTCGCTGAAGTTGGTTAGTGAGTTCTGAATAGAAGTTTGGATCTGATCTCTCGAGGAGCTCCACACTTAGCGTATTCATTCCAGAGTACTTGGATACAGTTCCAGATAAGTACTCGGTGACCATCCCGGTATTTTGTACTGCTCCTGCTTCTGCCTCAACAGTTACAACCGGAGCAACACCTGACTGACCGCCAGCCGATGTGACCAATGATGGGATCGAGATCGTCATACCAGAATTTGGAAGGACTCCACGGCTTAGGGCATCGATTGTCGGACGTCCAAAGTTTGTATTAGATACAAACTCTGTGAGGTACTGGGTCGGATTAAAAGCCGGGTTTGTTGTAAAAGAATCATCTGCGGCAGTTACATAAAGCTTTGAAGTGTCATCGCCAAGTGCAGCTTTGATCTTGTGCTCTGTGTATGTTGCCATAGAAGTAATTGGTGTACGGACTCGCTGAGAATCCAATACTGAGGGACGAATGATCTTACGAGCGGCTTCGACTTTTTCAGCCTCGACCGGTGTATCTACCGGAGTCTCCTCCGGTGTATTTTCTGGGGCTGTAGTCACAGCTTCCTCGCTTTCGGTTTCTGTTTCGGTTTCTACGATGGTCGTATTAATCACCGTAGTTTTCTCTTTGGTACTTGTTGCAGCTTCGAGCGCAGCTCGGGCCGCAGCAATATCAGTGACGGATGCGCTGGAGAAAGCCGCACTCTCGACGAGGCTGACTTCCTTGAGGACCGCAGCCGTTACTAACAGGTAATCTCCCATTGGCTTCGAAGCGGTTACATCCACTCCGACGGATAAGCCACTTACAAGATTTTCCTGTGCCAAGGTAAGAGCGTCCTGTCCCCGGGTGCTCATACTTAAACGAAAGGACCCATACACGCCTTCGGTTGAATCGCTGAATGAAATCGCGCGACCTACAGGCTTATCTTGTTGATGCTGCGATAATAATTTAATTTTAGCTGCATCCGGAATTGAAATACTGCCGCGCTCGAATACGACTGGGCCTGCGCTCGTAAATCCGACTTCGCCATATGGTGCAACGAGTCCGGATACGATACGCCGCTCTGTATCTGCGGCTTGGATCTCTTGGCTAAACGTTAGTAGCACTTGCATCTCCTAGCGGTGTTAGTTGTTCCATCTCTCGGGCTTGATCGACGTTAATTAAATCTAGAGTTAGCATCTTTTCGATAATATCTAAGCGTTCTTTTGCATCTACGCGAAGGAAGCTGTCGTCTACCGCAAAGCGCACTTGATTTTGGCTATTGGTAATGTCATTCATACTGAGGCGGTCCTCAATGGCGCTTATGTAAGGTTGTAATGAATACGCAACGAATTCTTTACGACCGTCAATAATATTTTGGTATGTCATCGAGTTATTCATATCCGCAGAAATATAATAAGCAGGTACGTTCATCGCGCGAGCGATCTCCGTAGCCAAGTACTGGGAGGCCTCGTTGTAGGCCATATCTTTAGGTGAGAATGAAGTAGGTACGTAATCCAAAGTTGAAGTGAGGTACGCCGTTGATCGATTTTGACGAGCACTCTTGAACGCAGCTAGTAAACCTTGAATCTGTGTTTCAGGTAAATCAGCGCCGTTATTTTTTAGGATCCCCGTAGGCATTGGAGTAGCTGCACTAACGGCCGCAGCTTTCTGAATGTCGTACGCAGCGCGAATAGTTGTACTTGCTGTTTGTAATACACCAGGTAGTAATGATTGGAAAGTTACAAGCGAACCAATACCGCTCATCGGTACAAGTTCACCGTCTAAAAAGTAATCTTTTACTTCGGTTCCGTATTGGTTTGTTGTATATGTAACGCGGTTATTAGCAACCCACTCGAACCCCGAAGGTCTGCCGTCATCTGCATATAATGAGGTCACTCTCCAGTAGGCCACCGAATAAAAAATCAAACTATCGATGGTTGCACTAATAGTTACGCTTCGCGGTTGGCGAATGTCAGGCTGCTCAAGCCAAACAGGGCTGCCTAACTTTTCGCCAGTTGATTTTTTATATAGTGCTAAATCAATCGATGAAATAACTCCAGCGATTAAATTGCGACAGCGTGATACGGAAGCAACCTGTAAAGCAAAGTTGCGATCGATTCCAATACCGTTATATCCAAAGGAGCTGTTAGTGTTAAAAGATCCGTACCCGTAGGTCGTATCCATAACTGCCGGAGCGTATTGCGCTTCGATAGCCGGCTTATCAGCCTGCTTAAAGCCTAAAGTTTGGAGTAATCCCATAACCGCCATTTTCCCATAATGTCAAGCATAAGTACGGCTATCTGCCGCGTGTCTAAACGTAAACTTTAGCCTCTCCCATTGGCTGGGTTAGCACGTGTACAACCATACTTAAGCCGATCGCAATATCAACCGGTCCAGCGGATTTACGGCGGACGATTCTCCAGGAGGCGTCGCTTTCTTTAGCTGCACAATTCGCCATATGTGTAACGAGCTCGTCCTGGCCACTATGTACCAAGCGTTTGTTAGCCAGGGCCTCGTAAAGATCGCCGGAGGCCTGATAACCCTTCTGGCCTGAGATATCGGTTATTTGGATTCCATTAACTTCAAGCCTTTTGGCGATTGAGGCCGTTGTGTACTTGTCATAACAGACCTGTCTCGGGAAATAGATTTTGGCCCAGCGAGCGATCGCATTGGCAACGAATAGCTCGTCAATAGATACGTCGGAGTGGAATATCTCTAACACCGCTACGCCGATACGACCGTCAGGCATAACCTGGCCCATAACAAGGGACCCATCGCGCCTGCTCGGTCCCACGTCAAAGGCGAATACGGTAAGCGGACCGGGTACGAGTTTGAGGTCTTTGTCACCGGCATCCTCGACGGCCATATGTGGCCAGGGGCTAGCCGTA